GGAATACGTTTACTTTTGACACATCGTTTGACTCTACTAATGCGAACTACATCACTAAAGTATTGGGTATTACTAACTTCTCTAAACCAAGACAAGAAGTTCCAATCTATGTTGAGGAATCTTATCTTGGTATGTTGAACTACGGATACAACAAAGGATATGTTCGTGGTATTAAGTGTGATATGATTGCACTTCCAGAAGCTCGTGATAAGGCTTCTACAACTTCTATTGCTTGGTTCCTTGACCAATATCAAACTCCAAAGACACCTTTCTTTGTATCAGAATTGCGTGGTAATAAAGTTTATAACTTGTTTAGATTTGTTGCAATTAGTGATGGTAACACAGCAAATACCGAAGTTAAGGTTTCAATTGCAAACATTTCATTCAATAACGGCACATTTGATGTGTTAGTGAGAAACTTCTTCGATACTGATGCGAATCCAGTTGTATATGAAAAATACACAAACTGTACTATGGACCCATCACAAAATAGCTTTGTTGCTAAAAAAATTGGTTCATCAGACGGTGAGTACCCTCTTAACTCAGCATACCTTATGGTTGAGCTCTCTGATGAATATCCTGTTGATGCGCTTCCTTGTGGTTTCTACGGACTAGAAGAGAGAGTATATGAAAGCGCAACGAACCCTTCTCCATTCCCTATTATCAAAACACAATACTACTTCCCTGGTGAAACAATTTATGACCCACCATTCGGAACAAGCGCTGGTGGTGCAAATATCGTTACATCATCTGGTGACATTGTAAGAAGAACATATTTGGGAATTTCATCACAATTTGGAATTGACACAGATTTACTTCAATACAAAGGAAAGAAGAACCCCGTAGCTAACTGGGATGTTGCAACAACTTCAGAACCTTGGAACTACCAAACAAAAGGTTTTCACATGGATTCTGGTGCAACAGTTGTGACAATTTCTAATTCCCAAGTAACTAGTGGAACTCCAGCATTTGATTGTGGTGTTGCAAGTTTTGACTCCGAACCTACTTCACAGGCTAGTCCATACTACTTCATTTACTCAAGAAAATTCACTTGTGTACTCCAAGGAGGTTTTGACGGATGGGACATCTACAGAGAATTTAGAACAAACCAAGACAGATTTGCTCTTGGAGCTTCAGGATACTTGCAGGGTTCAACCCAAACACAACGTTACCCAACAGCTTCTGGAGATGGAACTTTCAAAAGAATTGTTGTTGAAAACAACACTCAAGACTTTGCTAACACTGACTACTACGCATATTTGTTAGGTCAATTGACATTCAATAATCCTGAATCCACGAACATCAATGTTTTTGCTACTCCAGGTATTGACTATGTAAATAACTCAAATCTTTGTGAGTTGGCAATAGGAATGGTCGAAAATGAAAGAGCTGATGCGGTTTACATTGTAACTACTCCAGATTATAACATGTATATTCCTGACGGGACTTCGCAATACGAAATTATCTACCCGCAGGCAGCTGTTGACAATTTGGACGGCACAGGCATAGATTCTTCGTATACGGCAACTTACTATCCTTGGATTCTTGAAAGAGATACGGTCAACAATACTCAAATTTACATCCCACCAACTGGTCAAGTTTGTAGAAACCTTGCGCTGACTGATAACATTTCTTTCCCATGGTTTGCTTCGGCTGGTTACACGAGAGGTCTTGTTAATTCTGTTAAAGCTAGATTGAAACTAACTCAAGAAGATAGAGATACATTGTATCAAGGTAGAATTAACCCTATTGCGACTTTCTCGGATGTTGGTACAGTAATTTGGGGTAACAAAACTCTCCAAATCAGAGATACAGCACTTAATCGTTTGAATGTAAGAAGATTGTTATTGCAAGCTAGAAAGTTGATTTCTGCTGTTGCTGTCAGATTACTCTTCGAACAAAACGATGAGATTGTAAGACAACAGTTCTTGGACTCTGTAAACCCAATCTTGGATGCTATCAGAAGAGACCGTGGTTTATATGATTTCCGTGTAACGGTTTCTTCAACTCCGGAAGACTTGGATAGAAATACTCTTACTGGTAAGATTTATCTCAAACCAACTAAGGCACTTGAATTCATTGATATTGAGTTCTTGATTACACCTACTGGTGCGTCGTTCGAAAATATTTAATATCTTTGGGGTGGGAAAAATGACTTTCCCACCCTTTTTTTTCCTTTTCGAAAATGAAAACTAAATCAACATCGTCTTTCAAAACTGGAACTCCAGACCTCAAATACTACGCATTTGATTGGGACGATAACCTGGTGCACATGCCCACCAAAATAATTCTCTTAGACAATAAAGGTTCGGAAACCCCAATGTCTACAGAGGATTTTGCCACTTATAGAAGTAAGATTGGAAAAGAAGATTTCAATTACAATGGGAAAACTATTGTAGATTATGCGCCAAAACCTTTTCGGTTTTTTGGAGTCGACGGGGACCAAGACTTTTTGATTGACGCAATGAAAGCAAAGTTAGGTCCGGCATGGTCAGACTTTAGGGAGGCTATTAATAATGGGTCAATCTTTGCAATCATAACAGCGAGGGGACACAATCCAGAAACCATTAAACAAGGAGTTTACAATTACATAAAAAATAATTTTGGCGGTATTTCTAAGGAAGCTCTTTTAAAAAACCTGAAAAAATTTAGAGATTTTTCTGGGGAAGAAAAAATGACAGATAATGAGCTAATATGGTCTTATCTGGAACTTAACAAATACAACCCGGTAAGCTTCGGAGTAGAGGAAGATGCGGCAAATCCCGAAGAAGCAAAAGTATTAGCCATGGCAAATTTTGTGAAGTATGTCAAAGCAATGGCAACAGTCTTACAAAAAAGTGCTTTTCTAAAAAAAGATGTGGCTAACAAATTCATTCCGAAAAAACCAACGATTGGTTTTTCTGACGACGATGAAAAAAACGTCTATAGTATAAAGAACTACTTTAATAGTATTAAAGAACCTATTAAATTATATTCTACTAAAGGAGGAATTAAGAAAGAAGTAAAATAACTAAGTAAATTAATTAATATTATTATACTAATACTTAATACTTATATGTGAATTTTACCAACCGTGGAAAAAAAGTAAATAGAAAAAGTTTTCAACCATGGGTATATTTATAATAAACGATAAAAGTAAAAAATAAGAAAACACAATGGCGGATTTATTAATGAAAATGCCGATTCCTTATGAACCTAAAAGACAAAACAGGTTTATTTTAAGGTTTCCATCATCTTTGGGTATCAATGAATGGTTCGTAGAATCTACTGCTAGACCACACATCACCATCAACCCAACAGAAATTCAATTTTTGAACACCTCAACTTTTGTTGCAGGAAGATTTAACTGGCAAACAATTCCAGTAACGTTCCGTGACCCAATCGGACCTTCTGCAGCACAAGCACTTATGGAATGGGTTCGTTTACACGCAGAATCAGTAACAGGACGTATGGGATACGCAGCCGGTTATAAGAAAGACATTGACCTCGAAATGCTAGACCCAACGGGTGTTGTTGTAGAAAAATGGATTTTGTACGGAACATTCCTTACTGACGTGAATTTCAACTCACTCAACTATTCTCAAGACGCTCTTGCAACTATTTCTGCAACATTGAGAATGGACCGTTGTGTATTGATTTACTAAGTATTATTTATTTACTTTTTTGAAGTCGTATATTTAACCGTAGAGCCGCACTCTACGGTTTTTTTATTATGGACCAAGAAACTTTAAATTACTCTCAACAACAATTTTCATTACCACATGACGTGGTTCCACTTCCTTCACAAGGGGTATTCTACAAGAATAAAAAGTCGAGTTTGAAAGTTGGATACCTAACAGCTAATGATGAAAACATCCTTATTGCTGGTGGAAAGGATATGACAATTAACCTTCTCCGTGCAAAAATTTATGAACCAGGAGTTAGACCTGAAGAGCTTTTAGAAGGTGACATTGAAGCTATTCTCATTTTCTTGAGAAACACAGCCTTTGGTCCAACGATTGAACTCAACTTAACGGACCCTAAAACTGGTAAGAAGTTCCAAGCAACAGAGAGATTGGATGAATTGAATATAAAAAAGGGTGTTGAACCTGGCGCAGATGGCACTTTCACAGTAGAGCTTCCAATGTCAAAACAAATGGTAAAGCTAAAACCCCTTTCTTTTGGTGAAAGCACAGAGATTGCTAATATGATTGACACCTACCCCCAAGGTAGAGTTGCACCAGCAAGAACATGGAGATTGCAAAAGGAAATTGTTGAATTGGGTGGAGTGACCGACAAGGGTGAAATCCAGAAATTCGCAGAGGCAATGCCCTTGGCAGATTCCAAATTCATAAAAAAATTCATGAATGAAAACGAACCCCGCTTAGATATGGGCAGGGTTATTATTGCCCCGTCAGGAGAAAAGCTGTTTGTCAACATCGGCTTCGGGGTAGACTTTTTTCGTCCTTTCTTCTGATTACAGAAAAAGTCAGATTGACGAGTATTATTACTTGGCAAAACTTTTTCACGTCTCATATTCAGATTTTATGAATATGCCTGTCTTTATTCGAAAATATATGCTCGATAAATGGGTTGAGGATAATGCGGAAAAATAATCCAAACTCTATT